TTTATACTAATTTGTTGAGACTCAATAAACGATATTTATTTCGTCCATGAGGCTGTATGTGAAATTAAATTTTGGAAACACAATCATTCTCAGTGCAATAGGTTGGCGGTGCATGTTAGGTGTACAATGTTGGACTACAATCTCATGCTGTCCAAACAAATTTTTGGTGCCCACAATCCCACAATCTGTCAATGCCTTGTGATTGGAGATATTCCAGGGCAGATTGATTGCCAATATCACCCAATTTATGTTTTTGTAGTTTGATGCGATTGATTCGATAACTGGGATTGTTGATGTCCACATATTCATAGCCCAGTGTGGGTTGGCCCATTTTGGTCATTCCCAACTGTTGATACACATTGCCTGTGCCATATCTCAAATCACAATATGATATCAGGCTGTGCATGTTCAATTGTTGTTTTGCATAGGAGAACAATCTACTTGCTCCCCCCACAACGATTGAATGCTTGATTGTGGCCATTCTACTCAATTCCCATTGATAATTTTTGTCAAAACGACTCTTGATGAATGCCATGCACATGATGATTTGATCACCATCCATGAGGGCCGCATGTTGTGAACTATTCACATATCCTTGAATGTGATTGGAATCAAAAAATAGTCTAGCCATTTGACTGGTCACAGTAGCCAGTTTCAGTTTGCGAGCATGATATTTGTTGGTGATCAACCCCAACCTCACAGCTATCATGCTTTTCAACAAACTTCTATTGGATTCCCATTCATCGCCCCAGATTGTCAACAATTGTATGTTTTTTTCCTGGCATCCTTGTGTTTTTTGAGCATGATACCTCTTGTGTTTTTTCCCAAAAAATTCGGTATGCCATCGCAATCCACAAAATTCAATAGCAAGATTATATCCTTGTATTGTGATGTCTATTTCCTTGCTGCGCCTTTTGTCATCAGTATCTAGCAAAATCTTGCGATCATTATGATGCACGTTGTCTCTGCCTACTAGGCTTGCAATATAGTTAGCAATTTCTTTTTGCGGATGACTGATATGATTGGGATAACAGCAGGGACATCTGGGCACCCTCCCATTTATTGCTGTGGATACAAAATCGTTTTCACACACCTCACACATCCATTGACTATGATTGCTCACTTGATCAAATTGTCCCAATGGTATTATTTTGTGTGGTTCTAGTCGTGTGATCAAATTGTCCAAAAATGTGTGTTGTTGGCTTGCTTTTATTTTTTGGATGACCTCAGGATTTTGGCTTGCATTTTCGTATCCATATCTGCTCAAATTGGTTTGTTTGATCTTGTGCGCAATCTCAGGATTTTGGATGGGATATTCTACACCATAATTTTGCACAAGAGTAGACAGTTGTTTTGCGCGAATTAGAGGATTCTCAAAGGTGCTTGCTGTTCCGTATCTGGACAAGTTGGTTTGTGTGATCTTATCCTGTATGCTTGAGTCACAAGCAGGAGCAGGGCCTCCATATTTTCTTTCACATGTGGATCGAATCTTGTTTCTAACTCTTGTGAGTTTGTTGGGATTGGTGACTCCCAAATTCTTGAGATTGGATTGCTTGATCTTTTCCACATTCTGCAACGGATTGGCTATGCCGTATCGTTGAATATTGGTTGCTTGGCGTTTGGCTAGACTTTGATCTTTTTGTTCTTGTGTGGCATTGGTTTTGATCACGCTGACCTTTTTGCTCACACTCTGTCTAGCACACTCACATTTTGCAGCAGGTCCACAAAACCTATATCCCACAGCATAGTTTGCGTAGGTGATCCAGTTGCCTTGATCACATTGTGGTGCAGCGCCATCCACAAATGCCGTGAGGATTTCAATATCTTTTTTTGTTAATAGTAGGGTAGAGTCAATTTGACCTTGAATCCAACCCCATAGGACATTGTCTTTGAGATATTGCACTACTTTGTCTGCTCGTTTGAACACACACAAGGCCTGCTCTACAAGATTTAATACGTGATCTTTTTGATCACATAAGGGTATTGTGCCTTGCTGTAAAACGCCTTTCGTTTGTTGGAGTGATTGTTTGAGAATTTCATTCGGCTGCATAGGTCATAGATCTCCACACTATTTTTGTCATCAGCCATACGCAGGCCACGTCCTATACTTTGGATAGTTCGCACAAAACTTTTGCCTGCTTCAACCAACACAAGATTAAATATTCGTGATATATTTATGCCAGTACTGGTGGTGCCATAAGTGGCAATCATGATCTTGTTGTCACTGAAATTGATTTCCTTGTAGTGCTCTCGGCGATCGTTGCTTTTCATTTCTCCACTGATAAACACACTGTTGCTGATTTGATTGTAGAGCTTTTGTCCTGTTTCAATCCTGTCCACCAACACAAGGGTATTGCCACTTTGGCTGATCTCCTCAATCACACCAGCCATCCATGCAAGTCTCTTGTCATCAGTCAGCAAGTATTTGAGTTCTTCCTGATAATTGCCATATTGTAGATTTTCTTGTGTTTGCAGCACACTCACATGGCATTGTGCCAGCACACCCTTGTCTTGCAGTTCTTTGGCCGTGAGTGCGCCAATTTGTGGACCAATGGCTGTGAACAGGCCCATCTGCTTGAACTCTTCTTCTGGAATGGTGCCAGTAAGACCCCATCTGATGGGTATGTTCTTGAACACAGTGGTCATCAGCTTGTGTAGGATATTCTGATCCTTTATCGCGTGGCACTCGTCACATATGATACAAACCAAATCCTTGAGGAACACATCCATTTGCTGATTGTCCAGGCAGTCCTTGTGCTTTTTGTCCAACACATTCAAACTTTGCCATGTGCAAATGGTGTGTTGACAATCATACTCTTTTCTGTCGCCATACAGCACTCCCACATCCAAGCCAATGTTCCTGTAATCTTCTTCAGTTTGTTGTACTAGGTTTTTGTTGGGCACAATCACAATGCTTCTGCCATGGGGTTCCACAATTTTGCTGAGTGTTGCAGTCACTATCGTATTATGTGTCATCACAAAGTCATCTGTCAGATACAAGTGATCAGGATCATCAATCATTATGCATTTGACAGGTTCATGTGATACCTTTTTGATATGGGTAATGTGGAGGACTGGGATAGTCCTTGCTTTGCTATTGCCAAGTCGTTCTATCTTGCGAGGTAGTGACACTAATAGTTCGGGTGTAGGATGGTATAACCTAACCGTGTATGCATCTTTAGCAGGAATTCTGTCTCCTGATTTATTCACATAAGATCTGTTTTTTAATATCTTGGTATAGGCTATTCCCCCCACACTTCTGATCAGATACACAAAGTCGGCTGCCAATTGTGGGCTAACGGTGGTATATGAATAATCCCCTCTTTTACTCACATATCCGTCCGTGTCCATGAGACCCTTGATCAATTCTATCCTCTGCGTGTAGGATGCATTCAGATAGATTTCAGGAATGAATTTTGTGTGGCTATATGTGCCCATAAGACCTAGTTTATCAATAATTGATTTATAGAGATGGTATGAAGGAATTTGTTGATCTTTAATGATCTTGCCATGTGTGTCCCTCTTTTGAGTTTTTGTATATTCGGATCTATACGTCATATGAGTTGCATGATCTTTAAACACCACGCTCCAGTCATACTTGTCACAATGTTTTAACACATAATCTGAATGGAGTAGGCTGGAAACCTTATCCAGAATAAATTGATCTTGTGATGTAAATCCAATGTTATGTCTAAATGATCCGTCGCCCAACATAGCTCCCAACAGATACGGATCTAATGGCAGAGATCTAGGTTGAATATCTTGATCCATGGTTGCTAGTGGTACACCAATGCATCGCCTAGTTTTGTTTTTCAATGCAATTACTTCCTTCAAACTTAACAGTTTGAATTTGTTCTGCCAGTCATGATGAAAGATGGGCCAAACATGGTCTTCGCAAGACCTCACTTTTCTACCATCTTTGAACGTAAGTTCATACACATCCTTGTGACCTGGATCAAACACCGCTTGAACTTGAACACAGTTACCTTTTGGGGTCATCACTTGATCCCCCACCTTTAGTTCTCCCATAGTAGTCCAACCATCTGGTGTTTTAACTTTAGCATATAATGGCTGACATTTACCAGCACTGGTGGGCAACACATTTACCCCTTGTAAATTCTGCAAACATACATTGATGGCTTCCACCTGGTAGTCTCGCATCACAATATTCTGATTGGCAAATCTATGTCCAAAGGGCCATGTGAGATCACTCAGATAATTTTCATCAATGAGTTGAAAATCAAATTTGTGAAAAGCTCTCTGATCCTCAATCTCAAATTCATAGCCTCGGTCTTGTAGCACAGGCAGCAATTTATCCAAGGCATTGAGATAGGTTTTACCGCCCAGTGTGCAGAAACTTGTACAACCATCCCATCTACCTAATTTGTAAGCTGCACTGTATCTGGCTTGTGGTAAGAAGAATTTCACAGCATTTACCAAAGCTTTTTTGGTAGGCAAGTCAATGTCCCGGATGTGAACATTTACTTCATCTTCAATCACAATTTTTGCTACATCACTCATGAGAAACCTTTATATTGTCATCATGTATTTTAGTGTATTACTGTGCTCTAGCCGAGGAGACAAATCAACATAATCGAGATATATCCAATTGATTTGTATTTTTGACTTTTAATATAAGGTCTACACAATATCAATTATGAAAATTCTATATCATAGAAATACCACAAATTGGCCTCTGATGCATTTGGTAGACTATTCTGCTGATGGTTTATTGCACGGTTTGAAATCTTTATTTGGCTCAGATGTTGTGGATTATCCCAAACATGATCACATGTATAGGTCATATGACAGAGATTTGTTAGCACAACTGTATGGAAAAGGGTTCACGTTATTTGGCTTGTTGCCAGATTTGCATTGCGACAGGGATGATATAATTTCCAAAATCAAATGCAAGTTTTTTGATCTGATCATCTTCAATAAAATTCCATTTATGGATTTGGAGATCCTGAATCATGCGTTGGAAAATTATCCCAACACTCACATACTGTTTTTGGATGGTGAGGATCCACCCCGTATTCACAATTTGTTTGTGGGCAAGGGCCTTTATTTCAAAAGAGAACTGATATTTGATCACAATCAAATCTTCCCCTTGAGCTATGGTTTTCCCCAAGAACTCATGCCATCACACAACATAAGCAAAACCAAGCAACAGGCTTTTATAGATCCCAGAGATAGAGCAACTTACATCTATGATACTCAAGATGAATATTATGCAGATTATAGGTCCAGTTTATGGGCCATTACAATGAAAAAAGTAGGGTGGGATTGCCTCAGGCATTATGAAATCCTGGGCAACAATTGTATGCCCTATTTTTTAGATTTGGTAAAATGTCCACTTAGAATATGCACTAGTTTGCCCAAACAACAGTTATTGCATCTGGCATATGTTATAGAAAATTATCCCAAGGACACTGTTCAAGACTGGCAGGATTGTGATATATTTTGTCAGCTGGTGGATGAAATATCCAGCCATTTTGTAGCAAATTGCACCACCACTGCTGTTGCCAAATATGTGATCAACCAACCGCGAGCAATCCAGGATCTGCACACTACCTTTACCATACCTCAGGGCAAGATTCCTCAAACATGGGGTTGATCTACAGCATCCTGGATGAGTTTTTTGACATTCCTGATTGCATGAACAGTAACTTTTTCACTCAGCTGTATACAAAAGAAACCCCACAGTGAACAAGTCACCGCGGGGTTATTATTGCAGCAGGAACCTTGCCATTTCGAATCGGTGGCGATAACAAGGAATCAAACGGTTTGCCAAACCTACTCCCAGTGAGGATTATTGCACCTCTGCGCTTTTTCCTGGTTCCAGAAAGATGATCAGTAAGACTCTAGAGCTTAGTTGCCTCACAGCTGGTAGCTCATATACGGCGATCATCCTACTGCGCTGTCCTGTTACTGCAATCTTCCAGACAAACAGGTGTGAGCCTGTGTGACTGTGAATTTTGAATGTGTATTGACCAATGGGCCCCGCTGATAGGCAGCTAATTACTCCTCCGCCGGCCTACCTGAGGAGGATTGTCAGGCGATTGTCAACTGATTCAGCACACACTCAAAATGAGTAATTATCTGTCAATCTCCAGTTCTGGGATGCCCTTGGAACAAGACATTGTGGCAAAAGCATATCCATAATCCAGATTATACAGTCACATGGGGATATGTCAACCTACATATACAAATTCGTCCCAGCCTTCCTCTGCCTCAGGCTCTTGTAGCTGGGCTTTCATGCTGTTGAGCACAGCCACAGGAATGGTCTTGCCAGCACGGCTGAGCAGCCTGCGCTGATGTTCATCATCATCTGGTGTGCGAAAGAACACAGCCACCCGGCGATAATTTGCAGGGAACGCAGCCAGCTTGTTCTTGCGGGATTTCACCGTAGTATTGGTCTGATCATTTATGATGTTCAACCCTTTGGCCAAGGCATCACGCAAAATTTGATTCATTTCTGATGTAGCACTCTTAATCTCCTTGTGGAAGACCTCTGAATAGGCCCTACCTTGCTCCTGAGCCCTACGTTCAATAATATTGTCTGTACTAACGATTACCGTATTAGTCCAGTCAATAGACTGTTTAGCCAGCCAAGTACTTTTGCCACTTCCTGGCACACCAATGAGCATGGTAAATGTGGGCATGGGATTTACTTGCTCACACATTTGGTGATGTATTGCACATTCACGTTGTTGGCAACATTGCTCTTGTTGATGCCATCCACCACCAGTTGCTCAGTGTAGCAGTTGCTGGTGACACTCTGCAATTCCATGGGCCGGCCCTGCGTAATACCTGCAACCATCACACTTACAATCAAAAAACTGGTCATTCTTGTCTCCTTGTTGTTGTTATACTAGCGCCATCCGCGGCTTTCTGCAATCTCTTCACTAGTATATGCACCACCCATGCGATCAGGATTGGCGCGCCAGCTGTCTTGCTGTGCCTGGTTCTGGTCCAGGGCAGTGGTTTCTTTGACCAGTAGCAGATGTTCACGTATGTTGTTGAGCTCTGTGAGGTTGATGCGCAGGAACGCACAGGTGGACGTGACCACCATGTTGCGCACAGGGTCTCTCACAGGTGCTGCATTGCTGAACTCTGTGAGCATCTGCTGCTTGCCCTGGATGGTGGTGTCCAGGGTGGCGATAACCTCGTCCAAGGTCATATCAGATCTCGTCTACCTGGATGCTACGCACCCCAGCACTGCCAAATTCAGCCATGCCGCCTCGCTCGCTCTCCAGGAGATCGCTGATCTCCACAGCCAGTTCCTGGTTGTTCATGATCTTCAACAGTTCGTCCTCTCCATCAAGAACAAACTCAATGGTCGCTGTAACTCGCTTCATGACTGTTATCACCTCTGTATATTGCATATAGTAACATGAGACTGTATGATGTCAATAAATAAAGTGTGGATCGCGGTGCTACCAACACCCACCCACTCTAAACGCTTATTGGGAGCATTCAGCATGACTAACAATCTACAACCTATTCCTGCATATGTCTACAAGATTACTTGTCTACCCACAGGGGAATATTACTTTGGATTTAGAGCAGCACATATATTACTGGGTAGACGGCCCATCCAAGACCTATGGGTCAAATATTTCACAAGTTCAAAAATTATCAAACAACTGCTACAAAAATACACTCCGGATAATTTTGATGCTGTCATAATTGCAGAATATCTAGATCCTGATGAGGCTTATTGGGCTGAACAAGATATAATATCCGCCCATTTGGGGGAATATAACTGCCTTAATAAGTGGTATAGACGCCAAGGTGATAATGCAAAGGTCTTCCACAATTTAGGACAGAAATATACAAGGTCGGACAAGGCTATGGCCAACTACAAGGCAGCAGGTTTAAAAAAGAGAGGCAGAAAGATGCCTCCCAAATCCGATGAATATAGGAAAAATGCCAGTATACGTCAAACAGGCAAACGGCATAAACCGGAAACAATTGAACACTTGCGTCAAATAAAAACCGGTCTACCTAAATCACCAGAATCTATAGAGAAACATGCAGCTAAACTCAGAGGAAGACCTCAATCGTCAGATCATGTGAACAATAGGATTGAGTCCATGAAACGGACATTAAATGATCCTACGAGACTCTGGCTCACATGCTCTGCATGTGGATACCAGACACAAAATAAAACCACACATACAAGATACCATGGTATCAATTGCACACCCAAATTACCCAAACGCAAATATACCAAACGCAAGTCCCATATAGTGTGATATAGTGAGCTAGGACCAAATCCTAGCTCACTATATCTTGATTACTTGCAGAGGCTGCGGAGTGCAGTCTTGGCCCAGGTAGTGTGCATGGCCTTCTTGAGGTCACATGCCTTGAGCACGGCGCGCAGGGTCACTTCCCTGAGCTTGTTCAAATTGGCCATCAGGAAATTCATAACCTCATCAACCTCGTTCTTGGTGAAGTTATAGTCAGCCAGCATGTTGGTGGTTTCCACCACATTGCGCATGTGGATCACACGCTCACGCAACGTGTTCATGCTGATCCGGATATAGTGGCAACGGCTCATGATGGCCTGCAGGTGGTTGATAATGCGGGCGCTCTTGCAGTTCTCAAAGTCAATATTGGTGAGGAAGATGATGCCGCCCTTGAATTCAAAAGAGCTGGGAACACCTTCCTTTTCCAGAATGTGGCTGTTGGTGCCCCAATGAATGCGACGCACCTTCTTGGTGTCCAAAGCGGCCTTCAAAATATTCAAGGCATCTTCATCATACAGCACACCATCACAATCATCCAGCACCAGCACACTGCCTTCCTCGCTATACTTGTAGAGGGTCATATACAGCGTAATAGCACTCAAATTGCCCTTGAACACATCATACTGAGGCAGGCGGCTCATGAGCTTGGCCTGCACACCCAGGGTGTCATCCAGAGTGGATTCCACAGTGTGGCTTTTGCCCACGCCAGCGGGTCCGCTGACAACCAGGCCTTTCACCACACCGTTGGCCACGGCGCTGGTCATCTCGCTGAGGATGTCAAAAGTTTCCTTGAGGTCCGCAGCAATCTCATCGTCAGTGCGGCCCTGATCCTCGTCCTCATCAGCCTTGACAGCAGCGGCGCCAGTCTTGGCGTCCAGCATCTCATAGTCAGTAGGCTTGGTGAGGTAGATGCGGTTCTTGCCGTTGCGGATGCCATCAATGTTGACGTCCTTGCCGTCCACGGTGATGAACATGCCGATCTCGTTGCGCTGCAGGTGTCCCAGCAGGCGGAACACAGTGTCCCGAATTTCAACGCCAGCCTTGGTAGCGCCAGTGTGGACGCGAACAAAAGCGTTATTGAGTTCCATGTGCATGTGTTCCTTGCTCTCTATGTGGCCAATATAGCAGCGTTTGGGCGGGTTGTCTACCAAAAAAGGTGTGTCTAGTCCACCTTTTTTCGTGCCCTGGTTGCTGTTTGGCCCCTTATCTGCCGTTGTATGGGCTGATTATAGCATCTACCGCCTCTGGGTCAAGCGTTTTCTAGATATAAAAATTGTGCATTTTTGCTCATTTGCGCAAGATTATTAGGTGATTTTTTGGTTGACTCAGGCTGTGATCATGCTATTATGGGGTCATAGAGAGCAAGGAGCACAACACATGTTGACCTGGGATCAAGCTGCTGACCGTGCTGCTGCCATGCGCAAGGAAGATCGTCCCCGTGTGTATAACACTGTGGTGCAGAGCAAGGGCGATCATATCCTGGCCTTTGTGGCTGATGACATGCTGTATGTGCCCAATGAGGCTGCAGATGAATATCTGCGCGATTGTTTCAAGAGCCATGCACACATGGTGCAGGTGTTTGAACAGATCCGTGATCTGTGCAAGACCCGCAAGATGAATCTGCAGAGGCAAGAGCGGATGTGGCGGGAAATGGGCGCTGCGGTGCTGATGTTCCAGGCCCAGGGCTGAGGATCCTCACAACAAGGGCGGGTCCTGCAGATATAATGAGATCAATGGGTTAGCTTTCAAAAGATATCAACAGGTTAGCAAGAACCAGCCCATTCTCGTGGGGCTCGTTGGTGAAATGTGTGTGCGGATACTGCTCACAGGCTGAGATTTTTTTCACCATTGGGCGATTTTTTGGTTGACACTCAAGAGCCAACGTGCTATAGTGCCCACATAGAGCAAGGAGCACATGATGAAAGAGATTCGGGATGCGCTGGTGGGGATGGATGTCGCAATCGGCCGCAACAAGCAGGGCCAGATCGTGGTTCGCCGTGGCTTCTTCTACCGCCATGGCATGGACAGCACCAAGTTGGCTGCCGACGTGACGCAGGCTCTCGAGGCTGCTGGCGTCAGCTACCTGGTCCTGGACCAGGGTGAGAAATATGCTGGGTGCTGGGGCCAGACCGTTGCCCAGGGCAGCCACTGGTGGGTGATTTTGGGGTAAGAAAGTGGTTGACATTTGGTCAGCCTGTGCTATATTGATCAGGTAAGCAACGGAAACCAGTGATGCAAGACCGTTTCGATGCTATCCGCAGCAAGACCGCCCAGGTGCTGGCCAAGGCTGAAGCCCTGTATGGCGTGAAAATTGAGCCGCAAATTTTGTTCAATCTCACGGGCCGCACTGCTGGTTGGGCATCTTGCCGCTTCTGCATGTTCACCCGCAAAGCCCAGGACTTCAAGCTGAGGTTCAACCGTGAAATCATCCAGGGCAAGCATTTCCAGGACATGATGGACAACACTGTGCCGCATGAAGTGGCACACCTGGTTACCTATGCCCGTCCTGATCTGGGCCGCAAGCATGATGCAGGCTGGCGCCGCATCTGCACTGCGCTGGGTGGCAATGGCAACACCCGCCATGATTATGAAACCACCCCCAAGGGCGGTGGCATCACCTACCGCGCCACCTGTGGCACTGAGGTCACGGTGAGCAAGCTGATCCACACCAAGATCCAGGCTGGTCAGGGCCGTGTGCTCAAGAAGACTCGTGGGCGTGTAAATCGTTTTTGCGCCTGGGCTCCCCAGGGTCAGCCCTTGCCTGAGGTGCCGCAGATGCGCAAGATCGGCGAGATGGTGATTCCTGGCAACAAGATGCCTGTGCCTCCTGTGGCTCCTGCTCCTGCTGCTGTTGAGCGCAAGGTGGTGGTGGCTCCTGTGATTCCTGCCCGCAAGGAAGTGCGCATCACCAAGGACGGCGAGCTCACCTGGGCCGAGAAGGTGCGCCGTCTGATCCGTGCACACAAGGATCTGGGCCATGATATCAACAAGGTGATTGAACTGGCCATCCTGGACCTGGGCATGACCCGTGAGCGTGCCCGTAGCTGCGTGAAGGCACACTGGAACAAGGTTTAACAATTGACATTGCACAGAGTGCATTGCACAGAGTGCATGTAATAGTAACATATACAATCAAGGAATTTTACCATGGACCCTGAGGAACAGGACCCCAACCCCTTTGAAAACAGGCGAGTGTTGTTTATACGCATCTCTGATGATCAGGATATCATGAATTTTCTAGCACAATGGGCCGCAATGTTCATGAACAATCAGCCAGACGAGGAGGAAGATGATCCTGATCTTTCTGACGTCTGCTCTGAGCAAGTTGCAGAGGAAATGCTCAAGCTGGAGACTGTTGATGAGGATGTGCAAGATCACAGCTATCCTGAAATGGAGTCTCTGATCCTGGCAGCATATAGGAAGCACAACAATGCAGGTTGATCATTTGCTGGAAGAGCTGATGTTTGATGAACTAGGCAAGGTCAACAACAACCTTATGCCCTTGCTCAAACAGGTATTTGAATTGGGTCAGCGCACTCCAGTCAACGCCGAGGAAGTTCAGCTCTATACGCCTGACCAGCAACGTGTGGCAGATTTCCTGGTGCGGCGCATGGATGACGGGATTGGGGCTGGCATGGATCCCATTGGATTTATGATTGCCAGTTATGAATACATGGGCAATATGCTCAAGAATGTGCAAAACAGTGATGCCCAAAAGCTGTGGCTCTATTGTGTGAAGTTTGTGCAGGATCAACGCATTCATTGTGCAGAAGACGTTTATCAGTCAGATCGTGTGATTGAGAACGCCTATGAATTTGTTGAAGGTGTTTGTGATATTGTGGGTTATCAGGATATAGATAACCGCTAACATTGATCCAACTAGAGGCAACCATGAGCGAACGGTTCAAAAACATTCTCACTCTAGCTCTCCGTCCTGAAACAGGCACAGGAGAGGCAGAGGCTGCCTTGCATGCTGCTAGGCGCATGGTTGCCAAAGAGGGCCTGGAGGGTCTTATGCCACAGGGCCGCACCCAGATCCAGGAACGTGTTGTCTACAAGGACAAGATAGTTTACAAGGATCGTGTGGTTTACAGAGACAGCAATCCTGCGCCCCGCAAAACATATGATCAACCCTTGTATCGTGGCACAGCCCGTGTGCAGCCACATCTATTAGCAGAGTTTCTGACAATAGCATTTGATTATGCCAAAAACAGGAATATTGCAGTTGTGATTGGCAATATCACCCAAGACCCACAATCCAGTCCTGCACGACTGTTGATTGTTTGGGAAGCCTATGGCGCCGCTGTGGACCTGTTGAGCTGGTATGAAATTGTGGAATCACGCATGAAGAAACTGGCTGTCAAGCCGCAGGAACCTCAGGTATCTCCGCGCAAGGCTGCAGAGCACAGGCAAGCCAACAAAAAGCGTGGTTTTTGGGCAAGGCTTTTTGGAAAATGAAATACTATCAAGAACTACCCAGATCCACTAAATTTTTGTTGGTATGGTGTGCAGCAACTGTGTTGAGCCTGCCACCTATTTTAGTCTCAGGTAGCCCAATTTTACTAGTATTGATTTGGCCCCCTCTTGTGGGTGGCGCACCTTTGGTTGCCCTGGTAATAAACAACAAATGTTGGATGTTGAAGATTATTTGCTGGTTCAAAAAAGATCACCACGTGATCAATGATATGCAAAAGGACTGCTACTACACCATTGCCAGTGCCAATGCACAAGGCATCTGGACTGCACCAGTGTATTGGTTCAATGAGGTGGGACATCTGATATTGCATCCCAATGGTGTTGTGGATCCCCTATGTCCCAGCAGTTATGTTTATTTTTGGGAATTTGTGGATCAGGAAAAAAGGCCATCATGCATCTGCAATGGCCAGAATTTCGTTCAATGGCAGATTACCTGAAAATGGATGACGACAAGTTCTGGGATGAGCATATCCGGGCAATTGATTCTCTTACCTAAATTGTGTATATTTTTGGCATGAGCCAAATTTTTGAAAACCCACAGGAATTCTATCGACACCTACAAAGCAAAGTCAGCAATTGCGATGAGTTGAGCGATGATGTGAAAAAAAATCTGCTGCTGGCCAGTGTGCATGTGATTGAATATCTCCTGCAAAGCCAGAGTGTTCTCAGCGAGAAGATCTACAACCTTGTAGACTGCCTCAACAACAATCATGAAACCTGGGGCCACAAATTGGCTGAGGTTTATACCATCCTGGAAGCCGCTGATGTCACTCCAGAGCAGATGAATAAAATTTTGTTAGATGAGATCTGCCACAACAAAGAGAATGATCATGGAGATATTTAAAAACACTTTGTGGTTTACCCAACATAGGGTTTTGATTGTTTTGAAACCTCATGTCATGGGACAAAACATCTACTATAGCAATGCTATTAATTGGGAGGCAAGAAAGAAAATAGCACTGAGTGATTTGTGTGTGGTGCAAATAAAAAATGAGCCTTTGCATTTTTATGTTTGCAAAAACAGGATGTATCAACTATCTGATAACATCTCTATGCTGGATCAGATATTTGAATCCTATTCAATTGAAGGCCTTCCAGCTCTAGCTGATCAAAAACTAATAGTGTCAGAATCTGATTATACGTGGTTGAGAATGATGGTGTGAACATACAGTCTCACAAAACTTGTTTGTGGTTTCCTGATCAAAAAATTTTCATGGATTTTGACAATACAACCAGGACAATAGGTACCATTGATTATTGTCTGCTTAATCTCAAATCTGCTCTAATCGAGAAGGCCAGGCTGGGGTTTCACACACATCTGGGATCTCCATATACACTGAGTGTTATCAAGATGCACACATGCAATTTGCAGGAATACAAATCCTTGTTGGATGAGATACTAACTGATTATCAGTTTGTGGAGGATGGTTGGAAGGGTGGCATAGAACTTGACCCAGGAGAGTGGGTGTGGTTGCAAATGATGACGCAGTAGTTTACAATTCTGCGTCATTCATGCCAGCAATCCTGAGTCTTGTGATATTGCCCAAGCTGAATCCCTTGGCATCCAGGCCTTTCATGATGCCCAGATATTTGTTGCGAACCAGAGCAACCTCATTGATAAGGTTGTTCATGTCCACAATATCCGATTCACCATCAATGTATTTTTCAATACTGCGATCAGAAAGCTCTCTGTTGTAGCGTTCCAGATAACGACGATAGTGGTCGCTTCTCATTTTGTCATATTTGACATTGAGGAACTTGAGAACACTTTCAATTTCCTGCAATTGATTGAATCTATGGCTGACGATCCCAGGCAAGTCTTGAGAATTCTTCTCAAGGCTGCCACGGATTTTGGTTTCTGTTTGAGCGTCTGCAAGTTCTTTGTTGAAGAACTCCAACATGTCAGGTAGCAAACTCATGTCGTCTCTACATCTGGTATACCACTGCATGTGGATCGCTCCAATTATTCTTCGTCGTCAATTTCTTCGCCAAAAACTTCTGCAAGAGCAGTGTCCAGATTGTCATCTACTCCATTGAGATCTTCCATGTGTTCAATGTCAACGTCATTGTTCACAAACACTTCCAAAAAGCTCAAGGCCAGTTCTTCACGTTTGTTGGCTGGCACATATTCCTTGATGGTTTCCCACAAGTCAGCAACTGTTTTTGCATCAATTTCCATGATGATTTCCTTGGTTGAAAAGTTGATCCTATTTACTCACAACTTTTGTGAGCAAAGGAATATTGTATATTAGATGGAGTTTTG